TACTGGTTACTTTTGCGGCATTTCCGGTGCCGGAAACTTGGGTATTTAAAACGGCTAGTTGTTTATTAAACGTATCAGCTTTTTCGGCAGCATCACCAAGAGCTGTACCAACGATGGACAGAGCAAAGCCGAAGCCTCCTCCTACAAGACCGCCAGCTAAGCCGCCGACAGCACCGCCAGCTGCAGCTGCCGGACCTTGCCCAAACAGCAGCGGAAAACCGCCACCAATAAGTGCGCTACTTATTGCACCGCCAGCTCTATTTGATAATCCACCTCCACGACCTATTTCTGCTGCAGTAGGAGTGGTTCCTGCTTCATAAGCCGCTCTTTCACGTAGTTTTGCGGCTCTTCTTTCTCGTGAGGCTTCAAGGCGATCTATTTCTCTTAGGCGAGTAACACTTTCCAGGCGTTCGTTATTTAGCCGATCTTCCGCAGTCTCTAATTGTTTAATACCTCGTGCGGAAGCATTAAGCATTGCAGCATCGGGCAATGCTTTTACTTGCTGTAACTTTGCAGCTTGGCCGGCGATTCCAGCGTACAGAGCATCTATTTGACTGAGTGGGCGTACCTGTTCCTGCAAGGCTTGCGCGAAGCGCAAGGCCATTGCGGCTTCGTCTTCTGTGCGTGCGCCCCCAAGACGTTCTACTGCTCCTGTTATTCGGCGGCGAGCACCACCGCCCATTGCCGGTGCTCCGGGGGCAGCGGGAGCCAGCAAAAGCTGGGCCGCAGGCGAATTAGCCAGTGCCCGTGCCGTCCCAACGGCTACAGCGGCCATTCGGTTAAGTTCTCCTCTAGCTTGAAGTTGTTTATTAAGAGCTTCAGCACTTTTCTGTTCTAAACGTAAAAGACCGGCTTCTAGTTGTGCCTGTTCTTCTGTAGCGCGGATAATCCGTTTAATACGTTCTTCGACAGGAGATTTTTGACCTACAAGAGCGCCTACAGGCGATGCCGGTCCCGGACCAATAGGGCCTCCATATTGCGTTGTTTCGCGGATACCAGCTCGCGCCAAAGCAGCTCTACGCTCTTCATCAGCTACTTGTTTTAATAGCTGAGCACGTTCGCGCAGTCCGGCATTTAACTCGTTCGTAGCTATTACATACTTTCTAGCTGCGAGAGTAGCTTCTTCCGTATTTAATGCGGCTTTATTAAAAGCTGCAGCAGCATCTGCAACTACAGTTTTTAAATTACTTATGCTTCTTACAATACCACCTGAGCCGATATTTTCTAGATAATTGTTTAATCCGTCAACTAATTTAGATGTCGCAGAAATTTCACTTTGCAGGCGCTTGAGTTCTTGTGCGCCACGAACCGCAATTTCAATATCGGCTCTGTAGGCCACGGCGCCGCGTCACATTCTGGTACTTCAGTTTACGCCGTAAAAAGCCGCCGGGGTTAGCGGCGGCGTCGGGCTTTGTCGATCTCCTTTTGCTGGTCCTCGTTGAGGATGCTGAAGTAGGCGCTCCAGCCGATCAGCTCTTCGGCGGTCATGGTGGTGCTGACTTCGGAGAGGGTTTTGCCTAGCTCTTTGGCGACTCCGAATTGGAGCATGAGCCAGTTGTCTTTCCGAAGTTCGGCACTCAGGATTTTGGGTCGATGGGCTCCGCGTCGTCGGTCAGGATCGCCAGCATCAGGGCTTGCAGGTCCTTGTCCTTGACTTCGTTCTTAAGCACGTCGATTTCGCCGGCGTTGAACAGGCGGGAGCCGGTATCGTCGAGGGCTTTGGCGATCAGCAGTTGGAGGGCGAAGGCGTTGGCGTCGTCGGACTTGGCTTGTTTTTGGGCGCGTTCGCGCTCGGCCATCGTCAGGGGTGCCACCCACATTTCAAATTTGGTGCCGTCGGAGAGTTCGACAATCTTTTTGACGGGCTCCAGGTTGGCGGCCTTGCGGAGGCGGTCAATGGCACGCAGTGAGCTGGGGGCAGGCATAGAAGTCCTGATGGTCTCGGATTAGTGTAGCGGAGTAGAGACAAAAAACCCCGGCGGTGAGGCCGGGGTTAGGGTTTCGTCCGTTTTGCAGACTATCAGGCGGAAGTGCTGAAGTCGAAGGTCGGGGTAGCAGCCGGGCGGAAGTTCACCGTCACGGACTGGGCGTCGTCAGGGTTGACGTTCATGCTGGCCGAGGTCAGCGTGGCGTCAAAGCTGATCGAGCGGCTGAGGGTGTCGCTCACGTTGCCGCCGCTGTACACGCGGTCGATGTACAGCTTGAAGGCAGCACCGGTTTGCTGGCGCTGGAGCACGTCCTCGATCATCCGGTTGGACATCGAAGCGTTCTCGTTGGTCATGTAGACCGTAGCAGTGCCAGTGCCGTCGCCGAAGCCGGCGATGTAGCTGCGGAAGGGGACGTACTGACCTTGGGTTTGACCGATGGTGGTGACGTCGATTTCGGCACGGTTGATTTCGAAGGTCCAGTCGCGGACTTGGCCCACGGCCACGAAATCGGCGTAGGCGACCTGGAACTCGTTGGGGGCAACGGCGGTGCCGTCGTCGGTCAGGTCAACAGCGGTGCCACCAGCGGTCGTCGACACCTGCAGCGCACCAGTGGCGGCGGTGTAGGCGATCACGTAGTAGGTGGTGACGGCAGACAGCGGGGCGGGCAGGGTGCCGGTGCCAGCGCCGCCGGTTTGGCTGTTAATCACGCTGAATTTCACGGGGTCGCCCACCTTGAGGTTCAGGTAGGTCTCGACCGTGATGGTGTCGGTACCGGTATTCACGCCAGACTCACCGAACGAGCCGGTGGTGCCAGCGGGCTTGTAGTAAAGAGCGCCGGACGTGCCGGACAGAACGGTGGTGGCCATTGGCGTACCAGGGGGTTGTTACAGGGCGGGCACTGCCCGGCTTATTACAGGTTAGCGCCTGTAATAGTTTCTTCCTACGACAGCACGGTAGCGACGTAGGAGGTGTCAATTCGCCCCACGAAATGGGGCGCATCTTCTGTAGCTGAAAATGTAGGGCCGTTGATTTCACCAACCTTGAAATAAACGCCGGTGGTGCCCTTTGTTGAGTTGTTGAGGGTTTCCAGCACGTTGACTGCGGTGGTTAGCAGGGTTTGGTTGCGGGCGGGGCCGCGGCCTTTTTCAGTGAAAATGCGAATGACTATTGCTCCACGGGCGTTGTCGACGCTGGAAGTCAAGGTGGGTTCGTTGGTGATGCCAAAGGTGACGTTTACGCGGACGTATTCGGTGGTCGTGTTGGGTGGAACGGCGGTGATGTTGTCGAAGTAGACAGGGACCGCTGGCACAAGGGCGCCAAACGCTGTCAGCAGCGGGTTTTCGACGGCGGCTCGGATGGCTTGGTAGTTCATAACTTCACATTACGGAGGGACTGGTCCATGTACAAGCTGATGGTTTTGTCGATTGCCCCGCCGCGCAAATAGGTGGTGTACCAGTCCAATGGGGCCGTGCGTCTGTTGGGGCCGGTGGGGTTTACAGCGAGATCGCCGCGCAGTCCGCTAACTCGCTCGCCTCTTTCTGCTTTTTTGATCGGTTCGTATCCCGGATAACGGTATGTACTTTCAACTAAATCAAGAGCTACATCTGCGTGAGGAGCTTTATTTGCAATGTAGTATTTAATTTCTGGCTTGAACTTAAACTCGTCGACAGTAAGGATTGGGGCTTTCAGTCGTTGGGCTTCGCCAGATGCGCCAGTGCCAGTGGACACTTTGCTTGGGGTAGCTATTTCCCAAGAGTTTGAAAACTGACCGGACCAAGCTGGGCCTTGTTCTTGTAGTTGGAGGACGATGTTTTCGGCGCTGCGTGCCACGCCGATGATGAAGGGGGCGAGGAAGCCGGCTTCGATATTTTTTGCCAGGCGCATGAAGTCGTTGCGGCGGCGTGCCATTACTGGGGCCTCGCTATGACGATGTGCAGGACTGGGGCGTCGCCGCGGTAGGTGTTGACGTTGAGGATTTTGGCTTCGCGGGTGACGCCGGCTTGGGTGTATTGGATGCGGTCGGCTTCGGTGGGGTAGTACGTTCCAAGCTCCTCGCTGCCGAAGATGAATTTGACGTCGGTGGCTTGGTACAGGCCTTCGGATTCGCGGGGTGTCACGCGGGTGATGACGGCTTTGACCGTGACCGTGGTGTCGGCGCCAGTCACGTTGCCGGTGGTGGGGTCGTAGGTGCGGGGTGTGACGGTTTTGATGTACGTGATGTTTTGGCCCCAGTCCGCTAGGACGGAAGTGGGGATTGGGGCAAATGTGTCGTCGATTAGGCCCATGTCACCCTCGGAAGAGGCGGACGGCGTAGTTGGCCGCACCGCCCATGCAGTAAGGGCCTAGGTAGGTCTGGAGCCAAGGGTAGACGTCGAAGACGTTGTTGATGACGCCGCTGGTCTGGCTGGATTTGTTGTATTTGACTTTCAGTTCGCCCAGTTCCACTTGGTCGTAGATGCCGGTGGTGCCAGTGCTGCCGGTGATGGCGTCGGTGTCGTTGGCAAAGGCGCGTGCCAGCTCGTAGGTGGCGGTTTTGATGCCGTCGGGAATCAGGGTGCAGGCGAGGTCAACGCCGTCCACCGTGTAGTCTTCGCGGGGCCACTTGAGGGCTTGGGTGTCGGTGCAGCGGTCGCCGTAGAAGCTGAGGGCGTCGATCCAGCGGGTGGCGGAGATCAGAGCGCGGTTTTTTTGGTCAGTGGTCTTGCTGGTCCAGGTGCTGGAATCGGGCACCGTCTCAAAGTAGGCGTCGGCAGCCGCCAGCGTGACGTAGCTGTTGGCCGAGGCCCCACTCAAAGTGGCATCAATGACGGCAGCCACAGCTCAATACAGCCTTTTCTTGAGTTTAGCTCCAGAAGTAGATCTTCTTGTTTTTGCTGGTGGACTCAAAATTACGGCGTGGTAAACCTTGCCGCCGGTCATTTCGATGTCGGCTTGGGCTTCGGTGTGTTCGCCGTAGGGGACGTCAACCATATGGCGGCAGTTATCCTGTAGTACGAAAAGCCGAACTACTTTCATGACTCCGCGTAAGGCTGCTTCTGCAGAACCCACCCTAGAGGTGCAGGCACCAAAGGAAGCTGGTGCTTATGACTTCAGCAAAGTTCGTGAGTGGGGCGTTGTTGCCAAGGAAATCAAGGCGCTCCAGGAAGCTGGTGTGAACGGCCTGGAGATTTGCGAGAAACTGCAGGTCTCATATGTGCTGGTGAACCAGGCGATTCTGCAGTCGTACAAGATGGTGATTGATTCGGTTGCTGGTTTTGAGAGGCAGGAGAAGATGCGGTTGGGGATTGAAGGGTAAGAAAAAAGGGGCTCCGGAGAGCCCCTTTCCTTTTGGTCCGCTGTCTATCAGTAGACGGTGGAGTCGAAGGGGGTGTTGACCAGCAGACGGGCCACGGGCACCATCTTGGTGGTGCTGTAGACCAGGCTCCAGCTGGCGGTGGCGGCCAGGTTACCGGTGGTGGCGGCGTTGGTGGGGTTGTCGCCAGCGGCGGCCCACTTGGTGCCGGTCACGTGGTAACCGTAGTGGTAATCCACAGCGATCACGTCCTGCATGGACAGGATGTTGCGATCGGCAGCCAGGCGCAGGTCCTGTTGGATGCCCTCGGAAATCACACCAGACTTGAACAGGTACACCGGGTACTTCACCAGGTGGGTGGCGGTGCCACCGGTCAGGTAGGTCAGCTGGTCGTCGATCACAACCTTCAGGCCAGCAAAAGTGGCCACTTCAGGTTGAGTCACGCCCACGCCGCCACCGCCCCAGGTCACGGCACCCGCAGCGGCCAGAGCGGAGGTGCTGAAGGTCAGCATCCCGACTTGCTGCAGGTAGTAGGCCACGGCGGAGTGCATGGCGATGGAGTCAAGCTCCTCGCCGC